TAGGCAGGCGCGTAAACGGTGGAAATGCTAATGGAAAGGATACTAATAACCTCTTTTGTTTCTGGCGTGGTAGTTGCCTTTTTAGGGTTCTTTAGTTGGACAGCTTTAACTCTCATTGATGTTGATAAGCGCACTGAAAAAACAGCGGTGAAGGTGGATCAGAACCATGCTATGATAACCACTTTGTGGGAAAGACTCATAGATAGAGATGTTGCGAGGGCAAATGTCGAGAGTACGGACAGGGCCAAAACCCGGTAAACCAACGCTAACGTACTTTAGGAAGGGCGGCGCGGTTTCTAGGAAGAGCAGGGGCAGCAAGATTTGCCCCGCAGGTAAGGCTTGGGCAAAGAGAACTTTTGATACTTATCCATCCGCTTACGCTAACTTAGCGGCGTCTAAGTATTGCAAAGACCCTAACTACGCCAAAGCCTCTAAGAAAAGAAAGAAGCCGTAGTCATGGGGAAGCTACAGGAGTGGTTAGATGAAGATTGGGTTCGCATTGACAGCAAAGGTAATATCGCAGGTGAGTGCGGTACTTCTAAGAATAAGAAGCGCCCTGATAGATGCCTGCCTAGGTCTAAAGCGTCTTCTTTGTCAAAGTCTCAAAGAGCTTCTACTGCTCGTAAGAAAAAGCGTGAAGGTGCTAAAGGAAAGACTGTCGTCGCTAATACAAAGGCTGCGAAGGTAAAGAAGATGGCAAGGGGCGGTCCTGTGACCAGTGGACCGCAGCGAAGGTTGAACAGGGGTTGCGGCGCTGTGATGTCTAACCGCCGGAAACGAACAATCTACGCTTAAATGCTTGAGCAGCAGATAAAAGAGGAAATTAGGGAGTGGTCTAGGCACGCCCTAGAGGACCCATCCCCCCTATTTAATAACCTACCGGCGTGTCCTTACGCTAAGAAAACGTGGGGTGATGACGAGGTTGGCTTTGTTTTTAAGACCGAGACAGATAACTTACCTTTATATAAGACCATAGCAGGGTTTAACGATAAGTATAAAGTAATCCTTGTGGTCGATCTTGCTTACAAAAAAGACCCTGACGAATTTGAAGATTTTCTTTATGATCTGAATGAGGCAATTGCAGAGGGCATGTTTGCCCAGAAAGACGTGTGGGTCATGGGCTTTCACCCCGATGATGATTGCGAGGAATTGTTAGACGATGGATCTTTTTCTCCCTTAGTCGATAAAAGGTATGCTATTATTTTTGTACAGAGGTTAAAGTATCTGCACCAGAAGGCCGAGGCCTTAAAGCCCTTGGGCTATTATGATGAGGCCTTTAAATGTGTTGAAAATAGTGCTTTATATGCACAGCGAGAAACTCTTTATAGGAGATTGATAGATGGCAATGAAACCACGTAAAGGTATCAAAACCGCCAAGAAACCTGCCAAGAAGATGCGCGGCGGCGGCATGGTCAAGAAAATGCGCGGCGGCGGCATGGTCAAGAAAAGAAAGTAATGGCAAGTGGCCGTCTCCGACAGCAAGAATTTTGAGCTTGATGTAAACGAACACATTGAAGAAGCGTTTGAACGGTGTGGTCTCGAAGCTCGAACGGGTTATGATCTTCGCACCGCGAAGAGGTCTTTAAATCTGCTGTTTGCGGAGTGGGCTAACCGTGGCATAAATCGTTGGACGATTGAACAAAAGACGATTGCTCTGGCTAACGGGGTTGCTAACTACCCGTTAGGTACTCTGACCATGACAGTCAACTCAACGACGAGCTTTCAAGATGGTGAGACCATTACAGGTGGTACAAGTGAAGCGACTGCAAGCATTACAAATGTTAATTCTTCCACCGTACTGGCTATTACAATACCTAACGGGACGTTTTCTGCTAGCGAGACGATCACAGGTGGTACGAGCGGGGCTACTGCAACAGTTTCTTCTGCCGTATCTTTGGAGGACACTCAAGCTGCTATAGACGTTCTCTCTGCGGTCACGAGGCAAGACTCCGGTACATCCAGTCAATCTGACTTATCAATCACTAGAATAGGCCGCGATGCCTATTTGAGTTTAACCAATAAACGGTCAACAGGTAGGCCTGTTCAGTTCTACGTGGATCGTCTAATAACCCCTGAGATTAAACTGTGGCCCACCCCAGACTCTAGCTCTTCTTATGAGCTTGTTTTTGATCGTTTGCGGCGCATAGATGATGCGGATACTCAAGAAAATACCGTCGAGGTTCCTTTCCGTTTTTATCCCTGCGTGTCTGCCGGTTTGGCCTACTATCTTTCGGTCAAGTTTGCCCCTGATAAGGTTCAGCTACTGAAGGCTATTTATGAAGAGGAACTTCAGAGGGCCATGCAAGAGGACCGGGACAGATCTTCCTTATTGATAGCCCCAAGCTTAGATTATTACAGGGTGTAGGATGGCTCGTTATTCTTCAGGCAAAAATGCGTATGCCATCTCAGACCGTTCAGGGTTCCGTTACAGGTACACTGATATGCAGAGAGAGTGGACCGGCTTGTTAGTTGGTAAAGACGAGTGGGAACCAAAACACCCACAACTTGGCCCTTTCAAAAATGCAGCGGACTCTGAGGCTTTGTACAACCCCCGGCCCGATAGGATAGAACCTTTAGTTGTTCATGTGGGGGCTTCCTCTTTTCCACAAGGTAAACCTGACATAAAGGCGGTAGGCGTGGTAGGAACCGTTACGGTGGTGACATGAGCTTTACTTATGCACAGCTTAAAACAGCTATTCAGGACTTTTCAGAAAACACGGAAAGTAGTTTTGTCACTAACTTGCCTGTCTTCATAAGGGGCGCGGAAGAACGTATATTTAAGTTAGTTGATTTAGAAAATTTCCGCAAAAACGCTACGGCTACGATGACGTCGGGTAATCAGTATCTAGCTATGCCCACCGATTTCCTAGCGGCCTTTTCTTTATCTATTACGAACGCAAGCTCTAAAGAGTTCTTACTCATAAAAGATGTAAATTTCTTACAAGAGTACTGGCCCACTGTGGCTTCTACCGGCGTCCCAAAGTTTTATGCTGTTTTTGACGATTCTACCTTTTTAATTGCGCCTACTCCTAACGCAAACTTTGCGGTGGAGATGCACTATTATTATCGTCCCGCTAGCCTAACAGCAGGTGCGGATGGCGGAACAACGTGGTTAAGTACAAACGGTCCTAATGCTCTTCTGTACGCTTCCCTTGTAGAAGCCTACATTTATATGAAAGGTGACGCTCAACTTCTTGCAACGTATGAGAAGCGGTTTGAGGAGTCCTTAATGCGGCTTAAAACCTTTGCTGAAGCTCGTGAAAACACTGACGCTTATCGTAAAGGTTTGCCGTCACAAGAGAGGTCTTGATGTTTTCTGCTACAATAGAGATGGACCCAAATTATAAGGTTTTAGTGCATACAACGGAACGTCGAGGGCATACGCCAGAAGAAGTAGCTAAAAGGTGTGCAGACCGATTAATTGCTATCTCTGAAAATGCTCCCCCTGCGATCAAAGATCAGGCTCTTGCTTACCGCGATCAAGTTGAAAATTTGTTGAGTCTGTATATGAGAGAAGCTATAAATAGTGATAGAACTACAATTTTTAATGCTTTGAACGATGCGGGGCATCCAGAACTAGCTGAGTTAATAAGGAGACTATAACATGGCTATATCACAGGCATTGTGTACGTCGTTCAAACAAGAATTGATGACGGCGACTCACGATTTTACCAACAGTACTGGAAATACCTTTAAGTTAGCTTTGTATACGAGTAGTGCGTCTTTGGGTGCTTCCACTACCGCCTATTCTGCAACTAACGAGGCTAGTGGGACGAATTACTCGGCAGGCGGCGCTGCTCTAACTAACGTGACGCCTACAACAAGTGGAACCACCGCTCTCACTGACTTTTCTGACCTGACGTTTTCTACCGCAACGATAACGGCTAACGGTGCGTTGATCTACAACGACACTGCTGCGGGAGATCCGGCAGTGGCGGTCCTGGCTTTTGGAGGAGATAAAACCTCTACGGCGGGTGATTTCACTATTCAGTTCCCAACGGCGGACGCTAGCAACGCTATCATCCGTATTGCTTAAATAAGGGCCTAGGCCCGTGTCTTTAATTAGCGGTTGGAATAGAGGGTCTTGGTCACAAGGCGCTTGGGGCACCCCCATCTCAGAACGTATCGCTGGGTGGGGCCGCGCTGGATGGGGTGAGGGCCCTTACGGAGAAGCTGCTCCTCTTGCCGTAACAGGAGTTGCAGGCACTTCGGCGATAGGCTCCGTAAGCCTTGTTACCGTAAATAACATCCCTGAGACAGGCTTGGCCGCAACAGGCTCCGTGGGTTCCGTGACCGTATCTGCGGATGCTGTCACTTCTGTCACGGGTTCTGCGGGTACTAGCGCCGTAGGCACGGTAGTAGCTTCCATACCTAAAGCCGTAGCTGTCACGGGTTCTGCGGGTATTAGTGCCGTAGGAAGTATCTCTCTCTCCACATCGAACACGCTTTCTGTCACAGGTGCTTCTGCAACGGGTGAGGTGGGTTCTGTTGGCATCCGAACAGGGTTGGTTGTCCAGGTTTCTACCGTCGTTGGAACGGGTTCTGCGGGCACAGCTTCGGTTGAGGGCCGCGCTAATGTCGCTGTTTCCGGTTTTGCGGGAACGGGGGCAATCGGATCTGTTACGGTTGCGGCAGCCGCTGGGGTAAGTGTTACGGGCGTTTCTGGAACAGGATCTGTAGGCTCAGTTACTGCTGCAAGCGTTAACGTGCTATCTGTCACTGGGGTATCAGGCACTAGCGCCGTAGGAAGTGTAACAGCCTCTATACCTAAAAGCGTAGAGGTTACGGGTTTTGAGGTAAACGGCTCTGTAGGAAGCATAACAACTTCTTCTGGTGTGATTATATCTCCAACAGGACTTGTAGGAAATTCTTCTGTTGGAAATCTCACAGTTTGGAGTAAAATAGAACCGAGCCAATCTCCGAGTTGGTCAGGGGTATCTCCGAGCCAATCTCCGAGTTGGTCAGGGGTATCTCCGAGCCAATCCCCGAGTTGGTCAGGAACTACGCCAAGTCAATCGCCGTCTTGGTCGGGTATAACGCCAAGTCAATCGCCGTCTTGGGATGATATTGCAGCATAAGGAAAGGTAGATGGTTTCTTCATATACTTCAAACACTGGCATTGAAAAGCCCGCCTCTGGGGATCAATCCGGTACGTGGGGCGACACCACCAATACTAACTTTGATATTATTGACCGCGCCCTTAACGGTGTTGCGGCAATAACTTTATCAGGAACCTCGCATACACTAACCACTACAGACGGCACGCTTTCAGACGGCATGTTTAAGGTCCTTGTTTTGGGCGGCAGTCCTAGTGGTACTAACACCATTACAATTGACCCAAACGATGCGGACAAGGTTTATTTCGTTTATAACAACACGGCGCAAACGGCTACTTTCTCTCAGGGCAGTGGCGCAAACGTAAGTATTCCGGCAGGTGGGGCAGATATTATCTACGCAGACGGTGCGGGAAGCGGCGCAGCGGTTGCTAGTATATTCGCTAATCCAATTAGTTTTGGTAAGGTCACGGTTAGCTCTGATACGGCTGCGGGTGACCAAGCCTCTATGGGGTATACGTCCACCGAAGGCCTCATCCTTACGGGACAGGGTTCTACAAATGACGTAACTATTAAAAATGACGCAGACGCTGATGTTCTTGAAATCCCAACAGGAACCACCAATGTAACCGTTGTGGGCGATATAACTGCTGGTGGCGATTTAGTGTCTACCGGAACGGTCAACCCTGCTGGGGATACTTCAGCTAGTGATGCTGCGGCGATAGGTTACACCGCTTCTGAAGGTATTATCATAACCGGGCAGGGCTCGACCAACGACGTTACGATAAAGAACGACGCAGACGCTGATGTTCTTGAAATACCCACCGGAACTACAAATGTAACGGTGGTGGGAAATGTAACGGCTGGTGGTGATTTAGTGTCTACTGGAACGGTTAATCCTGCTGGTGACACGTCTAGTGGTGACGCTGCCGCTGTTGGTTACACTGCCGCTGAAGGTCTCATCCTTACAGGCCAAGGCAGCACTTCAGACGTAACCATCAAAAACGATGCAGACGCTACGGTATTTTCTATAGCGACGGGGACAACCACGGGCACGTTTGCTGGCACTGTTCTAGCTAAAACAGATACTGACACGACAAATACAGGTAATGTTACGTTAGATTTTACGGCTAATCAGAACTTTGTTCTGACCCTTACTGGTAATGTCACACTAGACAACCCCTCAACAGAACAGGTTGGTCAGGCAGGCGTGATCGTGTTTATACAAGACGGCACTGGAGGTAGGACGGTTAGCCTTGGTACGGACTACGAAACACCCGCTGGTGCTGGGTTAACTCTTAGCTCAACGGCTTCAGCAGTAGACATAGTTCCTTATTTTGTAAAAGCCTCTGGCTCCATTCAACTTGGCACACCGCAACTGGCCTTTAGTTAATGACGATGTTTTCTTCTTTTTGGATGGCTAATCCGGGCGGCGGCGGTTACTCGGTTGATAACAGCATCGTGCTGGATGATGGGAGTAGTCAGTATCTGACTGGTCCCACGCTATCAGGTGGCTCAGAAAGAATCGGTACTTACTCTTTTTGGACTAAGAGGGCAAATTTAGGTACGCAACAGGAAATTTACACTCAGTACCGCACATCTTCTAGTAACCTGGCTTTCCGTGTCAGATTTCTAAGCGGAGACACGTTAGATATTGTCTGCGAAAATGATGCCGGTGGCGTTATTTTAAGGCGTACTACAACGCAAGTTTTTCGTGATCCTCATGCTTTTTTGCATGTACATATTCAAATAGACGGCAACCAAACTGATGACACTTGCTGCACTTTGTCAATCAACGGATCAGCAGTCTCCGACTTCTCAACAAAAACAAACTTATCTTCTGGCACCGACTTAAATCTTTTCACCTCGTCTAAGTCTGCGTTCATTGGCTCGACGCCCGGCCCTGCCGGTTATTACGACGGTTACCTTTCTGAGTTTGTTGCTATCGACGGCAGTAATGCAGCGGCCACCAGCTTTGGCGAATACGACACCAACGGCGTCTGGCGTCCCGTAGATGTGTCGGG